CACAATGTGAATCAACCGAGAAGCAGTCTAAAGACAACCACCACTTTCGTGGACTTCAAGGGACACCTCAAACATCGTATAAATAATAGCGTGTTCACAAATAGATTAATTAAACTTGGGAATATTGGTCATTATACTGTGACCAATGATCGCTATACTCAGAATTTGATAATCGACATAACGCGTCAGCTTTCAATTCGCTAGTGCACTCATTTAGTGCGGCGCGCAGGTCTTTCATCTTCTGATCAAAATAAGGTTTTCCATGCAGATGAGCCTCGATCTGAAAACCGTGGAAACACTGGGCTAAAACCGCAAAATCGTTCATCGTTTTATTGCGATTGATCCAGTTAAGTTGATCTTCCACTGATACTAAATCGAGAGGGGCGTATACACGACTTCCTTGCACGTCAAACTTTCTTTTGAGAAAGGTCACATCGGTCAAGTTTTCAAAATCAAAATCGGAATATTTATTTTTATTTGCGTCTGTATAACCTACGCGACGTCCGAGAAATACATCCCGAATGTCGCGGAACGTTACATCTTCCCTTAACTCACTATCAAGAGCGACGATATGATCGTCACCATAGAGAGCGAGCTCCACATGATCGTTCAATTCATGTGGCAGCATCCTATTACCTTTGCCTTTTTCGTCCAACACTTGGAATATGGCTGCGTACAAATACAGCCAATTCGCAACTGAGTTCAAAACCGACGTAATTGGGACACCTGAGGGAAGGCCTTGTTCTGTTTGATACATGATGTTTTGGACTACAACGTTTGAATGTATCAAGATGACCGCTAGTAAAAGCCGAACTTTCGCATTTGCCTTTTTCTCAGCTTGCGAAATCGAGTCATCGAGATCGTACCATTCATTGACGAGTTCAACAGCTTCATAGATGGCTTGGCCACAGAGACGTTTGTCCCATGCGACATAATCGCCAGCTATCACTCTTCCGCCATATTTATTCAGGCGAGAGTAAAGAAGCTTCCATGCCACGGAATGTGGATTTATGCCAACCGATATAGGTCGTTCAGCACAATCTTTTTGCATCGCAGCATTGAACGCGCCAAAGTACTTCCTGTACACTAGAGCTAGTGGGCCAGGGAACACTTCAAACGTTCTCGTCTTTGCATCACTTATCTTGCTTAATTTTAGAGTTTCGTCCTTCAATTGTTCTGTAAGCATTACAAACGGAACGACATCAACTTTCAAACAATTTTCATAATACTCGTAATCTCGTCTGAATTTACGAGCTGGCTCTGAGTTGCCCCACGATAGCCGATCATCAGCTTCACGCACAAAGAAAGCGGTTTTACCCGGTTTCCCTGGCGCGTATAATCGTTGGGGCATTCCTGCAGAGGTATGAATGTTCAAAGAAGGAAACGTTCCATCACGAGTTCCATTTAACACTTCGTCCTCATTGAGTATTCGCCGCTCTAGTGCTCTAGTCGGTTGTATAATCGACAGCACTGCGGCGATAGCAATGTGGGCTTTGCGGCAAAATTCACTCGGGATATCATGCACTGGATCAAAATATTGACTAAAACTCTTCCAAATCGGTTCCTCGCCTTTTCGCGCCTCTTCGCTAATTCGCACATCTTTAAGCGATTTCACGGAGGGCTCTTTTTGGACAGGGCAAACCTTGCCTTGGATTGGTGATGGTATCAGATCCGTTTTATCTCGTACGTAATTGTTCCACTGAGGTGGAACTAATCCGACGGGTTCGACATTTCCTTTACCATTAGCGTGTAACGGTTCGATCACATCGGGCAACTCTTCAAACGTGTACTCTGTCTGACAAATGTCAAACATTTCGCGCCATACGGGAGCCACGATGCCTGTTCGGCCATTAGAAGCTGAATGTATTCCAGCAACTCGATTCAAGTGGTCTATGATCATAGGACCACCACAATCTCCTTTCGTAAGATTGGTATGAGTTACATGGTAAAATTCAGCGACTTTCACTAGAACACCGGGCACATTATCATCATCGTAAGTTAGTTCCTGACAGCACAACGTAGCGTTGGCAGTAACAACACGAGTGAATTCTGTCGTACTCAACAGTCGCACTGGAATATTCCGTGCTTCCGCAAATTCCGACTTGCGCACAAAGTGTTTGCGAATGTCTCTAAAGGCCTTACATTGCTTAGGCAATTTAAACACTGCAACATCATCGCCAATAAATTTGACTAGTTGCATGTCTATCTCGCCACTCCAGCGATCGTATCCGTTTTCGCCTATTCTCACCAAACATTTGCCATTTTTAACGTGGCCTAGACAATGCGCGTATTGAAAGAAGTGGGCTGTTACGACCATCCATTGGCCGCAAATCCCAATTGCTTGCATCAATGCGCGCCCATCTTTGAGGCAAATACTGCGGATGTTGTTATACAACGTCAATTCCACAGCAACATTGTTTGCATGTCCAGCATTAGCAGAGAAGTTGATTTTATCTTCCATGCGCTGAAGGTGAGCCGGTTTGGTTGTTACGCGAGCTGCTTTGCCTTTCATAATTGCTCGTTCGTAGCCTTGCGCGGACATATTCGCGCGCAACTTTGCCTCCTCGAGACTCAGAGTTGTTTCAATTAGCATATTATCTAATTCATCCTGAATCGCGGGGTGGCATTGCTCTACGAACTGTTTTCTGGCTTCCGATGGAATTAACACATCGAAATCAGAACCTTTAAAGAGCATTGTACAAATGGCAACGCTACCCGCTAATAAAGCAAGAAGCGCAGCAAGCAGAAACATATTGAGATGATTTCTCATCAATGAGATTACAAACTTAAATGGCATTCCAAGATAGTCTGCCAACAAGCTGAGAACGTTCTTAATGCTCTCATGCTTGTACAGAAACGCGTTCACTTTGGTTTGTGTTTTATCCATCGGAAGAAGGTTGGCACATTGTTGTTGATGCTGTAAATTCAATTGCTCAGCATCTTGTACCGGTATTTCATCCTCTGTTAGACACTCACCTCGTTTCACGAGTCTCTTAGGTTCTAATTTCATTGATGAATGAGCCCCACCATTTGCTTTGTACGGGACACGGACAGGCACATCTTTAGGATTCATACGATCGTAATCATTATCCAAATTCAGTGAACCTGCACCAGTGCCAAATACTCGCATGGCGGGCGTCTGGGAACGCATACGGGCGTTGCTGCTGGTTCCTTGCCAAGCATTAAAACCTTCCACACATTTTCGAAGAAATTGTGTATAAGACAATCCGTTAGGATCGTTATGCTCAGGCATCGGAGGGGCGTTGGTATCACCCACAACAACTCCACCCACACGCGCTACAGACGGCAGAATATGAAATTTCATATACTGCAATGATTGTTCCTTGTAAGTCGTTCCATCTGGAAGAGTATACTCAATGGCCTCTTCTGGACAACACTCATAAGACTTGTCAACGGTAACGTAACATAAAATATTACGACGTCGTTGAACAGCCTCTGAGGTGCACGATTTCGGGTTCGGATAAGCGTGATTCGATGTAGTGATGAATAACGGAGACGATAACCATCGTCCCTTCTCATCTACTTGCGCCATCGGCAGCGATATTTGCGCGTTGGAAATCCAACGAATAAATCGCGTATGCTCGTCGTCGTCCGAAGAAGTGCTAACCGTATTCTCTTTTTGAAATTGATCATCCCAAAAGAAAACGGGTTGTCCACAATAACCATCACAAAATTTAAGAGCCGAATAGTAATAAATTAGTTCATTGATATCAGCAGAGCCAATATCCAAATTACAATTCCCAGGGTGACACATTTCTTTTGCCAGCAACGTAGCTGTATCAGATTTGTGTACTCCGGGCTTGCCCACTAATGTTATCACGTACGGTACTGTTCGCACAATATCCGAATGCCTTTGTATTCGTACAAAGTGACGAGCGCGAAAGCGCGACAAAGCGCCACACGCCGCATTCAGTTGTTGTGCTACTGTGTTCTCTAACTTGTGATTAATGAGCAATGCTCTTACCTCTACTGCGGTTTTGAACAAACGATCCATTTGTGCCGGAAAGTCGACATCATTAAGTTCTGCATCGGAATAAGCCTGAATGGCCTCAACCTCTTGCACGAACTTAGCAAGGTCAGCTTTCGATGGGATGTTTTCAAACATCTTTTGCCACATCGCACACTTGATATATTTGCTCAAAAATTGGGTCGTAGTGGTAACAACTTCCAAGGTAGCTTTTCGATAAGTATTGACATCACGCATCGTTTTTCCGAACGCCATAGCGGCGTCCATAGTCCAACGCGTTCTGTCCTTCAGTCGAAATCCTGTAATTAGTTCAGCCAACAAAGTGAGAAAACTAGATTTGGTTAAGTTTTCATCACGCTTGTCTTCCTTCTTTCCAGCATTTGCCTTATAACGGGCAAATCGCTTTTCCAAAGCTTCGCGTGCTGCGGTATTATTTGCGGCACCAGAGTTTGCATCAATTGGGGCACTCTGCAACCCATTTTTATAGGCAATAGCTTTGATCATTAGCTGGTCAAAAGTATATTTAACCTTTTCCGGACAAATGCGTTCGATCAAAACAAATAGATCTATACACAAAGCCCAGAAATTTGGTGGCTGAACCAACCATCGTGCAAATAAGCCAGCAATATGAGGTAACATACGCTTCAAAACATCCTTGCAAGAGTCCTTTATCGATTTAACGGTTTTAAGCGCTTGTTCAGTGTCGTCCAACAGCTCTTCAGCTGTTAGAAAAACATTCCAAACACGCTTTGCCTTATCGACTAGACCATTGCATTGAAAATTCAAAGCTTCCTTGAATTCCCGATTACGATCTTTAACAGATCTCTTCGGTGATTCTTTCTTATCAAGGTTGTTCCAAGCAGCGACTAAGAGATGTCGTTTTCGTTTTTCGTCACGAACTCTTAAATCAATTTCACGCTGCTTTTTCATTTCGCCAGCATTTGCACGAAAAGGAGGTTGCACCTTCCGAGCACCCCTGCTCCATCTCCAATCAAGTCCATAAAGGAATTGTTGCAGACTTGCCACTGCGTGTCCATTGTTGTGATACGTTGCGCGCACATGCGCGTCTCGCACCATAATCAGACCGCATTCATAACAAGGAGGTTCTGCATCAGGAAATGATGGAGGGGGGGTTTCCGGTCGGTTTGGTCGGTTTGCGGCTTGCGCCGCAGATGGTGGTAAAAGTAGCAGGCGAGGTATGGTTTCACCTGCATTCGGCTGGAGCGGCTCTGGTTCCACAATAGGTTCCAAGGCTGCGCCAGGTGCATCCGGAACAACAACAAAATCAATTTCATCAATCTCACCTTTAAGGCGATATTTGAGACATTTCAGATCGTGTTGGTGCCCAGGATGTGTTCGGCAGACAACCGTTTGCATGATATATCTATCAAAACGCTTGCCTGCAAATTGGTTGTAGAAACGCGGATTTGCAAATACAACAAAAAGTGCTTGCACACCTTTATCAACGACAGCTCGTGTTTGCTCACTGTCAGGCCAGTCAATAGCTAACAATAACAATTCCAATCCAGCGATAACACTGGGATTTAAATTGGATGTTTGCTTGACTAGTTGTTGTAATTGGGATCGCAGAGCATTTCTAAATTCTGCGATCACACTGTGGAAGTCTCTTTGCTCCCCACTCGTATTTAAACCAGAGTGGGTGTCCACAGCAGCCGTTATTTGTTCCTGGCCGGCAGCCAGATTTTGGTTGGTTTGGTTTGTGGTTTGTTGAGTTGAATTATCCATAGTAAAAACACTACCGATATGAGAGTGCAGTGGTACACAAATCTCGAAGCTGCGATAGCCGCGAGTACTCATTCGGTTGAGATTCGTTCTTACAAAGCATGTTTTATCGTTCCAGTACTAAGAGCGCAAGAGCGCACATGTATCTACTTTAAATAGGACGTCTTCTATGCTATCTCAATATAGCGGAAGAAGGGTCTCCTATAAAGCATAAATACAAGGCGGGTAACGTCATCTGTTTCCGTCTATAAAACACGCTAAAAGATCCAATTCCTATACCAAGGCTGTCATAATACCACATTATGATGAGGCCAGAGGCTAGGTTAACCATAAAACGATGTTTCCATCGAGTTCATTGGGGCTATACGTATACTATATACAATACATTGATCCATACAATGCAGAGTAACAGTAATACCAGGGAGCGGGTTTCACATGCAGGAGTTCACGGACCTGCTTCAGATTCATACGTCACCGGAGGGGCGACAATAAATCGGAAGGCGATATCGTTTCCTACTGCATGATAAGCGGTAATGCGCACTCGGTTTTCACCGAAAACGCCATCGGTAGCGGAGGCTTGCAACTGCACATAGCCAGGGGTGTAAATCCCAGCATCATATGCGGTCGCAACAGGGTCTTCTTGGGTCAAAAGTTGTGTATATGGAGAGTAAAACGGAAGTTCAACTTCCACACTCGAATCTTGTGAGTTGTTTGTAATATATGCAGGATAAGCAGAAAGATCAGCCGTTGCCGGCGGATTAAAGCCATTTGATGTAAAAGCATACGACGCAATCATTTGCAAGTCTTTAGTCCGGTCGGTGAAAGGTATAAATTTCCACCGAATTGATCCAGTCCAAAAAGCATACAAACGACACACAAGCGTCGCAAAAGAGTGAGCGGAATTTGGTTTATTAGTAAAGAAATTTGCAGCATAATACAGGTCCGGGTGTGAGCCGAACGCAGATACAGCGGTAACAAGGCCGGCACGATTAGGGTCGGCTGACATCGCTATATTAGTATCATATCTGCAAAAACGACGCGCGAGATCTCGCACATCATTTATCTCTTCACCAAAATATTCAGGTGTCTCAACGCTTTTGGCGCCTTTGACAAGATAGTTGGTTTGTTGTGGTTCTCTTAAGACTACATCAGACTTCTCACCAGCATTCGCTTTGAATGGTGGCGGAGTTGGAAAGTCTTCTAAGAAACGTGTCGTAGGTCGGATCCGAGGTCCGTAAAAACGGAAATCGGGCCCTGCAGACACGTAAACATTGACCATGATATCAGAAGGAATTGTCTCAGTAACAGCTAGTGGATCTAGCACTAACAGTGTGAGCTGTCCAAGAACATCATAATCATGAAGAGAACCTGAGGTTTGGTACGGAACATTTCTCTTTCTCGGAGTTGAAGCAACATAAGGAATAGTAATAGTACATTCCTTATGTTGTTCCAAGTCGAAAACGAAAAACGGGTTGTTTGAATAGTCAGTGCACGTAACACCAACACCAGGAAGGGGAAGAGTTAACTGATTCGGTTCAAAAGCTATTAAAAATCTACCAACATGAAAATTTGTTGAAGCAACTTCAAACGTAAACGTTAGGCTGCCTCTCCAATATTCAAACATGGTGGCAAAATAGGAAAGAAAAGTATTATCGTATCGAGTATAACCAGAACTTGCGGGTGTATTGGGTGTGAAATTACATACAGATGGGGTGACAAAGAAATTCGCTAGCTGATGATCAACAGCGTGTGTGGCGGACCACACAAACTGTGACACCAGCATCGGTCTTTTAATTATGTCGTATATCGACATATCTAATTTCGGAGCGGTTGAAAATTCGGTTTCGAAGTAATGTCCTTCTTGGTTCGCACCAAGTCGAACACTCCCATCGAGGCCTGTCATTGTGTTAATTTTGGACACATTGACGAGGCAATTTTGATCTTTGTTTGCTAGAATCGAAGGGCGATCTGAAGTGAAGAAATCCCAGCCGCGCTTTAACGCGCCTAGAATATTCCCCGACTTAATATCAGCCCAAGCACCTGAAACGGTGCTTGCGACTCCTTTTCCAGCAGAAAGCACATCCGAAAGCCCATTGGCTTTGAATGTAGGCGGCAATGAAAAACGAGTTTCATGAGGACGCATCGGCAGATGAAGAGTGATATCTGCAGCCGACACGAAAACATTAAAATTAATCGGATCTGTAGAGCCAGGTGGTAACTGTAGCGGATTGAAAACAAGTACTCGGAGCACGCCCATAGGAGGCGAGTCTTCGTACGTGTTTGTAGTCAGATAAGAAACAATATTTTCGAAAGGAACATCGATCTCAGCGGAGTTGCTATTCGCAGCATCCAACTTTACATTGGGGTAGCCGGTAGCAGCATACTGGTTCGCGAGTCTATCGAGTCCCGTTCCAAAAGTATTTACAGGATCGTAGAAAGCAATCAATTTTCCACAATGGAAACGCGTCGTATTAATTACAATTCTAAAACGAAGAGTGAATTTATAAAACGCGTACAATTGCAGAAGCTGTTTGTGAATAGTCGGAAATGCACCGAAAACATCGGGCACAGTGACGGCAAGTAGCTGTGTGGCTACGGTATCAGAGGAAGACCACGCGCCCGTTGCCAGGCGTATGGGTTGTTTTAAAACATCCAAATGCGAGAATTCAGATTCATCCATTGAAACCGGAGGAGGCAGATCGTTAGATCCGTCCAAATATCCGGTCGCAACAGGAATGACTCTTTGGTCTAGCGTAGTGGCTTGTTCTACCTTAGTTTCGGAAATTTCTTGGGCCGTTTCGGCAGAAACGGTATCAATAACTGTAGTTTCATTGGTTTTAGCGAGAGAGGGAAAAACGCATGCGGATCTCTCAATCCTTAAATGCGCTGTCAAGTGGACCGCTTAAATCGCGGGTCTCTCTAAATAGAGAGAAAGGATTCAACTTCTTTGCAATAGCATATATCTTCGATATCCTTAACAATTTTACGAAGATCAGGGATCACATTACAAAGGTACAACTAGGAAATAGTTATGCGTCCTAGAGGTATGTTTCATAAAACATAATAATTAGGCTCAATTAAGAGCTACATTTTAAGTGGTTTTGTCAATTCTTACGGAACAGACAAG